CGCAGAATTGTTGGATGGAATCTCGGGATTCATCACACCATGAAAATTCCATTCCCTCCCGATACCATTCCCGCGCCTTTTCTTTCGCGGTGTCGGACAATTCCGAAAAGGTGTATACCTCAATTTCTACTGTTTGCATGGTTTAGCCCTCTTTCGCATTTTTGGCGATAGCGTTAAAAGCCCGGAAATATTCGAGCGCGGCGCGGTAGTCGTCACACCGTACTTTGTCATGTATCTCCCCGGCGGCATTGCGGACATTGGCGGAATACCAAAGGCCAGACTTTTCGAGCATGGTCTCCCAACCGTTTTTGTAGATTTTCACGCGAGGTTTCATTCTTCAGCCCTCCACTCTCGGAATGATCACGTTACCCGGCAAGACTTCGAGGTAGTCCCACAAGCGCCACTCGCCGATCAGTTGCTCGATCTGCTCTTGACTGCGACGGGACGCGGCACGGTGTAGCGCGGCAAGGCGGCGAGCGATATTCGCAGACGGTGCGAGGGATGAAGTCAACAAGGCGATCTCGCGTCGCTCTGATTTATTCAGGTTTAGGCTTTGCATGGTTCAGACCCTCTTTAATAGGCAATGAATAGCGGCGTAGACGTAGAGACAACCCGCTCCGGTTAAGAGCATCCCCCCGGCGAGGGTCTCTAGATTGGTCGCGTGGTGTAGGTTGGCGAATCCGATATATGTGAAAAGAGCGCCGCCCGTGAGGTTGGCAAGGTGTATTAATTTCATGGTGAGGTTGCTCCGGTTAGGCTTGAACGTCTGTAGCTATGTAATGCCCGGACAACTCCGGGAAGGTTTTGTCGAATCGAATCCGGGCGGCGTCGATTGCATCCGCTGCACTTGTGGCCTCAACCTTAAAGCCGAAAACATCAGGCTTCCCGAGATTCCCGGCGGGTGCGGTTGAGCGCGGCGAAAAGGTGACTAGATACTTTTTCATTGTCTGGTTGCTCCGGTGTGGTTAGGTCTACGGGGTAGATTGTAAACATATCTTAGCTAACTAGTACAACGGGGGAGACGTAAAAATCTCAGGGGGAATACCTACCTTTTTTGCCTAGTATCTTGCCGGGCGGGGGCTTGTTCCAGCGTGGCGGCTAGGCTTGTTCCAGTTGTTCCAGAGGGGCGAAAATGCTGGAACAAAAAAAGTCCAATAAAATCAAGGGCTTGCGTGATTCTTGTTCCAGCTTTTGTTTCGTGATTCTTATACTCTGGAACGTCCAAAAGGCGAGGGCGGCGGCGTAACTTGTTGTTTTTATTAGAATTGATTGATAATAATATAAGAGAAAAAAGAGAGAAAAAACGGAATTTTAAAAAACGAGCGGTTTTCAAAATTTTTAGAGGCTTTTTAACGCGCCGCGCGCCCTTGCTTCGTCCCCCCGATTCTTGCGCGGTTTTGCCAGACCCCCCCGCGTTTTTACTGGAACATGGAACAAAACCCGGTTTTTCCCTGATATTTCAAGGGCTTATGTTGTTCCACGAGAATTTACTTCTGGAACAAAGCTGGAACACGGCCATTTATTTCCTGATATTTCAAGGCTTTGCGTTGTTCCACGCGGTTTTTTCGCGTTGTTTTCTCGCCACATAATCGGGCGCGGTTCTGACTAAGCTTGCAGGATTGGCCGGGGGAGCTTTGCCAGATTATTTTGCGCGATTGTCCGCGCCTTGCCGGGTAAGTGTCGCCCGGTCTCGCATGGTCTCGCCGGGTATGGTCTCGCATGGTGCGACCGGGTACAGCTTGAAACAGATTCGCGCCCCTTGCCTATCGTCGCCCGGCGCGGCCAATCTCGCCTTACCGAGTCTGGAATCGACCCCGCTCGACCCCCACCGTACCCCACCCCGCCGAACGCAGTTGGGACTCCGCTGCGTCGCCCTTCTCACTTGGATTCGCACAAACGACGCATCACTTTTCAAAACTCGGCCAACTTGACCCCCACCCCGTCTATATAGGAACCCCCCCGGCATGCAATTTGGTACCATGCCCCAGATTCGTATATATTTCGCAACAATGCAGCCACTAGTTCCTGACATCGAAGAGAACCTGACCCTCCCGGCAAACGCGGCTGAGGCATTGCCTGAGCTGTCTCCGGCTGAAGAGTTGGACATGCGGGTACGCACCATTAAGTTCATATCGGATATTTCGGGTCAGCCCATTATCCCGAGTGAAGAGGACGGCGCGACCGCACAGGACATAGCCCGCAAGATGATCGAGGACCCCAAGGCCAAGGTCGATTTTGGGATTTATCCCAACGAGACGATTGCGTTCTTAGCTGGGATGGTCAAGCAGACCAACTTCATGATCGTGGATGACCTTGCCGACCTAAAACTTTTCGTGGTGAATAACCTCGTTAAGGAGTACACGGCATCGGATGACCCCAAGCTTCGTGTTCAGACCCTCAAGGCCATAGGTGAAGTGGACGGGGTGGACGCATTTAAGAAGCGTAGCGAGGTCACGCATGTGATTAAGCCCATCGAAGAGGTCGAGAAGGAGCTTCTATCGGTGCTGGAAGGCATCGAGTACACCGTGATTACTGAAGAGAACGGTGCATCACGTGGGTGATGTGATTGGATTTAAGGGGAAGAAGCAGGCAAAGGTTTCCGAAGATCAGGAAGAAATAGCGCTCATGGCGTGTGGGCTTTGTGAGAGTCCCGGATTTTATCTTTCAACAGACGGAAGAGTGTTTTGTCAGATATGTGAGTACCCAGTTGCCGTAAGTTGGACTGAAACTGACGAAAATCCCGCTGCTTAATATGCAACTGACCCCAGAAAAGCTACAGAAGCTGAAACTTGCCCTGCCTACGATGCCGGACAAGGAGAAACGGCGCGTGGCTGAGCTATTAAAGAACTATCAGCAGCAGATTACGCAGGCCAAGGGTAAGGAATCGTTCCTCGACTTCATTAATCATGTGTATCCGGGCTACAAAGTGGGGCCGCACCACCGTCGTTTGGGCAAGATCTTCGAGGAAATTGCGTCGGGTAAGAAAAAGCGCGTGATCGTCAACATCGCTCCGCGTCATGGTAAGTCGGAGATGATTAGTTATCTCGCCCCGGCGTGGTTTCTAGGCAAGTTTCCCCAGAAGAAAGTCATCATGGCGTCCCACACTGCGGATCTCGCGGTGAATTTCGGCAGAAGAGTCAGAAACCTAGTGGGATCGGAGAGCTACCGTGACATTTTTCCTCAAGTCGAACTTCAGGCCGATAGTAAGAGTGCTTCTCGTTGGGGTACAAATTTTAACGGTGAGTATTTCGCTATTGGCGTGGGTGGTGCTCTTGCTGGTCGCGGTGCCGACCTCTTTATTATTGATGATCCTCACTCTGAACAAGAAGCTAAACAGGGCCGTGCGGATGTATTCGAGCCAGCTTGGGAGTGGTTCCAGTCGGGTCCGGTCCAGCGACTAATGCCGGGAGGCGCGATCATCGTGGTGATGACCCGGTGGTCGAAGATGGACTTGACGGGCAAGATCGTGGACCACATGACCCGTGAAGACGGGGCTGATCAGTGGGAAGTAGTCGAGTTTCCGGCCATTCTCAACGAGAAACCGCTTTGGCCTGAGTTCTGGGACATTGATGAGTTACTGGCTAAGAAGGCCAGTATGGATGTGCGGTATTGGCAAGCCCAGTACATGCAGCAGCCGACCTCGGAGGAAGGCGCTCTTATTAAGAGAGAGTGGTGGCAGGTGTGGCAGGGGGAGAACCCACCTGCGTGTGAGCACATCATCATGACGCTCGACGCTGCCCAAGAGAAAACCAACCGGTCGGATTACAACGCCCTGCTCACTTGGGGAGTCTTCAAGAACGAGGAGACTCAGAACTACAACATTATCCTGCTCAACTGTATCAAAGAGCGGTTGGAGTTCCCCGAGCTTAAGAGTCTTGTCCTTGAGCAGTACAAGGAGTGGCAGCCCGACAGCTTTATTGTTGAGAAGAAATCTAACGGTGCGGCGCTGTATCAAGAGATGCGCCGGATGGGCGTTCCGATATCGGAGTTCACTCCGGGTAAGGGACAGGATAAGATTTCGAGGGTTAACGCCGTTACGGATCTATTTTCTTCCGGTATAGTCTGGGTGCCCGACCGCCGATGGGCTTGGGAAGTGGTCGAGGAATGCAATGATTTTCCAAGCGGTTCGCATGACGACTTGGTGGACGCTACGACTTTAGCACTGCTTCGCTTTAGGCAGGGTGGCTTTATTCAGCTTCCGTCCGACGAGCCGGAACCTACCCGATGGTTTAAGAGCCATCGTCGTGAAGCATATTATTAGGAGAATTTAGATGGCCGTCGATAAAAGTTTGATGGAGGCTCCCCAAGGTATCGCGGCTATGGCTGCGGAGATGGAGCCGATTGAGATCGAGATCGTGGACCCGGAAGAGGTTCGGATCGGTATTGATGGGATGATGATTGAGTTGGGTAAGGACGAACCCCGCGCCGAAGACTTTGACGCCAACCTTGCCGACTTCATGGGCGAGAACGAGCTTCAATCCCTTGCCTCTGAGCTAATTGGTAACTACGAGCAGGATCTCTCCAGCCGCAAAGATTGGCTTGATACCTATATTAAAGGACTGAAGATCCTCGGCATTCGTTACGAGGAGAGAACAGAACCGTGGCCGGGTGCGTGCGGTGTGTTCCACCCCTTGCTCATGGAGAGCGCGGTCAAGTTCCAGTCCGAGACGATCATGGAAGTGTTTCCGGCGATGGGGCCGGTCAAGACCAAGATTATTGGTCGTGAGACTCCGGAGAAGCGTGACTCTGCGGTACGTGTCGCTGATGACATGAACTATCAGTTGACCGAGGTGATGAAGGAGTATCGCCCTGAGCATGAGCGTTTATTACTGAGTTTGGCTCTGGCTGGTAACGCCTTTAAGAAGGTGTACTACGATCCGAGCCTTGGTCGTCAGACCGCGATCTATATCCCAGCCGAAGACATCATTGTGCCGTATGGCGCAGCTAACTTAGAAACGGCTGACCGTGTTACGCACCGGATGCGTAAGACGAAGAATGAATTGAGAAGGCTTCAGTACGCTGGGTTCTACCGAGATGTCGATCTTGGCGAGCCGATGCGCGTCATGGACGAGGTTGAGAAGCAGAAGGCAGAGGATCAAGGGTTCTCAGCCAGCATGGATGACCGGTTCCAGTTGCTTGAGATGCACGTGAACTTGGAGTTGCCGGGTTATCCAGACGTAGATAAGGACAACAATGAGACAGGGATCGCCCTGCCTTACGTGGTCACTATTGAGAAGGGCACGGGGACAGTCCTCGCTATTCGCAGGAACTGGAAAGAAGATGACAAACTCAAAGCCAAGCGACAGCACTTTGTTCATTATGGTTACATCCCCGGCTTCGGGTTCTACTACTTTGGTCTCATCCACCTTATCGGCGGACACTCTAAGGCTGCTACATCACTTCTTAGGCAG